GTTTAACGCGCCTACTACCAGCGATTCTCCGGTTGCACACACTTGGTTGTGGGCAGTAGAATGAACTTCTATCTGAGATAGCAGCGATGGGTTAGTAGATGGCAGTAATGCGAGCCCTAAATGCTGCATTGGCGTAGCAGAGCCTCCGACGATTAGCTTAGTGCCGACGTCTCCAGGAATACTGAAGTCTGCAGTTTGGACTACCGGACCCGGGTGTCCTGAAGTTCCAAGATGCATCTCCAATTTGACCGGATATGTAAGAACGTTTCCGGATGCTGGATTAGACTGTACTGTTATGTTGTATGTTGCAGGCTCAGTAAAGTATACTGCTCCATCGCTGTATATTCTATCTCGGTCCCACACACTCGCAGAAAAGCATGGGCTGTGAGTAAGAGCCCTAATGTTAATTCCAACAAGCGAAACATTGTGTGGATTCTTAGCTCCATCTAAAAATGAATCTCCAATTTCTAAGTGGATTGGATTGGTAGAAAGTGTCGCGCCTCCTGACATGGTCGTAGTAATTGATGAAGTTGTAGGCATAATTTTAAGGTTTGGAGTGCTAGTGTGTGTAGTGGTAGCTTCATACCCTGTTCCAGAAGAAGCTCGCGAAATCGTAAAGTAGCCAATAAGGTCGGTTCCAGAGTACGTTAATTTGTCGTGCACTGTGTTGCTGCCCGTCCCCGAGACGGTACTGCCGGCGTGAATCGTAAGAAGTTCGCTGTTAGAATTGCGTAGTTGCACATCAGAACCGTGGCAGTTTATCACATCGATAATTGCCGGAGACCCGGAATACGTTAGGTTTGCGTCAACCATGTTCATGGTGTATGGTGCGAGGTTGTGGTCTACGTATAATTCAGTAGGTCCAGTATTCCAGGCTGCGCTAACCGGACTGTTGACCATGAACCTCTCCGCAACTTTGACGTTTATCAGGCCATACTCTCCCGCCCCACTCATTACGGATATAGTTCCAATCTCATGGTATGATGTAGATGTTGAAGCGAGCTCAGATTCATTCGCGCTGATGTTTCCATATCCAGTAAACGTTGCACTTCCGAAGTCGCAGTCTGAAGCTTCAACTGTTAGAGTGCCAAAAGGTGCGGTAAACACGGGATGGGTCAAAGTAATAGGGCCACTTTGTCGATACAGGTGGCCCTGATTCTCTGTGACTGAAGAGTCTATATATGGGTTAACTCCGTTGATAAACCAGATTGGAAGTGATTCTACTGTGTGACTACTAACGGTGACATTGCCCATTATTTGAATGCTGTTAACTTGCATATGCTTAGAAGCTGGGTCTGGATTAAAGGTGTAATTTCCTCCAGTAAGTCCAGCTGGATCGCTTCCATTGTCGATAGTGATTCCGCTAACTCGCATTCCACTTAACCCTCCACGCATTCGCTCAACAGTGTGAAATCCTCCATTCTGTTCTAGAATGCAGTTTCCAAGATAACCATGATTTCCTTCGCCCTTTACGTAGTATCCGTTGCACCGAACCGCGCAATTTTCTACTTCACCGCCATTAAAGTAAAAGCTGTTGGTACAGTTTAGATACGATACATTTGTTCCTAGGTATGGCCATGCAGTTGCATTCGCAAGCAGTCTTACAGTCAGTCCCGCATACATGTCCTTGTCGTAAGCGCCATTATGTAGACCAATCGGAGCAGAGGGCGTGTCATATGTGCACATCGCAAAGTTTTCACACGTCAAAACCGCATTAAACTCTAGCGTGAAACCGATTTGGTCCCATCCAGCGGCGGGCAAACCGTTTGGAAGTATTTCCGTCGGAGCTCCAACGCCTGGTGAAGCGTAAACTCTGACATTATTTACAGACATTGGAGCGTTAATAATGCAGTAGGCCGCATGCGGTCCGCCAATACCCGATCCAGAAAGGTCTGCAAACGCAAGGTTATCTCCAACACCTGGAGTACTGCTAGCTGATGTTGGAGTAGGTCCTACAAAGTGCATCCAATTTGTCATATCTGTCGCATCCGTAGATACTGCGCCTGTCCAATAGTAGTCTGTCATTATATTCACCTCATTGCTAATTTATGTTGTGACGAAGTTAGACTCTGCATAATTGCTTTTGCAGTGCTGCTAGAGTCTAGTGCTCCGTCCACATTGATAGAGATATTGTTTATGACAGAACCCGCACCACGTGGGTCTTCCTGGGTATCAGAATCGAGTCCCTCTGCCCTTCGAACTGTCTCTCCTGCGTGTAATTGATACATCCCAGTTTCCGGAACAACTCCACCTGTCGCAAAGCCTAGACTTCTCCAGGATGGGCTGTCCATTTCTGAAAACTTGTCTCCCCAACTGCTAAAGATGGTTCCCGCTCCACCAACATCGGTTAGTCCGAAAGTCATCGTGTTAGCTAGCTTTTGTAAAGTGATAATCAACGCTTCAACAGCTCGCTTCACTCCGTATACAATGTATTCCCAGCCAGCCATGGCAACATATAGCGTTGCAGCTATCGCAAGCACTGGCCATATTGCAGCCCAAAGTGCGGCAAATCCTGCAGCCAAAAAGCGTAGTGCGCCACCTAATAGGGTTGTGCCTCCAGCTGCTGCAGTAGTAGTTATTGTCATACCCGCCATAGACCCTGACGCTGCTGCAGCTGATGCACCAGTTGCCCATAATGCAGCATTTTGAGCGTGTAGCAAAGGAAGTGATGCAACTATTGTCGCATTGTGTGCGGTCTGAGCTGCGGCAAGTCTTAGTGTGATTGCAGTCATGATTGCCTTTTGAATACCAAGTGCGACAAGAATAATCTTGTATGCAATGTAGACTTGAATTAGGAATGTGAGTAGCTTTGGGTGCTCAGCAAAGAATGCGCTTAGCCTGAATAGAATTGCAGTGATTGGTTGAATTGCAACGTAAAGGCTGAAAAGTATGCTTCCAAAATCGCTGATGGCTGCTGCAGCATTTTCTACCGTATCTTTAACTCCACCCTCTTTTCTGAATCGTTCAATGAACTCCTCTATTGCAGGGAATAGCATTTCGGCCAAAACAACCTTTAAGTCTTCCATTGAACTCGTGAATAGCTTTAGCTTGTTTGCTGCAGAGCCGCCCATAGTTTCAGCAATTCTGTCCAGCTCTCCCTGAGAGTTTACAATTTCGTCGTTAAGTTCCTGGAACCCTTCAGTTCCTTGAGTTATCAACGCACCAATACCTGGAGCAGCTCTCACTCCGAAGATTTTAATAACGTCATTTGCATCAACCTGCTTATCTATGAGTTGACCGATGACATCTACAAGTGGAAGCAGTTCGCCTTCGGCGTCTGAGAATGACAGTCCTAGCTGATTCATTCTGACCTTAGCTTCGGCTGTTGGGTCTAACATTCTAGCCAACATTTGCCTAAACGTTGTACCCGAACGAGCACCACTAATACCTGCATTTGCAAACATTCCAAGAATGGTTATCGTGTCTTCTAAGCTGACACCAGCGAGCTGTGCAACAGGTCCAACGAAAGATAGACCTGCTCCTAATCTGTCAAGTGTGGTTGCGCTGTTTGTGAATGCAGCGGACAATTTATCTCCAATGTCATCAATCTCTGTAGCTTCCATTCCGAAAGCATTCATAGTTGCAACAGCAATTGCTGCAGATTCTGCGAGTTCCATACTTCCAGCCATAGCTAGCTTTAACGCATCTCCAGTAGCTGCCATAACTTCATTAACACTCAGCCCAGCAAGTGCCAATTCAAACATAGCGTCGGCAGCTTCTGACGCAGTAAATGGAAACTCTCTACCCAATCTTAGTGCTTCTTCTCTAAGCCTACTGAGTTCTATTGCAGTAGAGTTTGTGACTGCAGCAACCTTCATCATAGAGTTGTCAAACTCTGCAAACACTCTAATTGTGTCTTTGATAAAATTGAATGCGAAATAACCACCAAGAAGAATCAATTCTGCACGAAGTCTTACTGCGATATTTCGCAGACCTTCCATTGCACTGCCAGCAGTTCTGAACGTTTGAAACCCTCGCAAGGAAGCACTGATAACCAAACCTGTGCGTACCGATGATGCCATTTCAAATCACTCCTAGTCTTTTTCTTCTCTCATCTCGCTCTGATTGATATGAATGTTTGTTGGATTGCTTTCGCTCTCGGTCTCCTTCTGCTCGAAGCAAAATGAGTAGCTCTCCGAGCAACTTTGGATGACGCTCGAATTGTTCAATTGCCTGGTCATACGTCCACCCATACCGTTGACAGACCATGTCCGTAAATATAATTTCCGGAGGCAACTCGTCTGATGAGTAGTTGCCATTCACAGCGCTTTCGATTAAGCGCTCTGTACTTTTGGGGCAAGTGCCTCACCAATATGTAGCATAATGTGTTCGAACAACTTTATACCGTGTGAAGGGTCCATGTCTTCGTCGACGTATGTGTCAACATTAGAGATTGGTCGGCCATTCACGGAACGAAGACATAGTGCAATGCATGCTGGCACTGCGTCCATGTTCGCCGTCATTGCTTCACGCTCTGCAGCTTCAAGTTCGTGCATCTCTAAATCTTCTTTGCCTTTTAGGGCTTCAAGTGTAGATTCATCAAATTGCATATTCTTGGCCATCTGAGCCTGAATCCGCATAACGTTCCCAAATCCGAGAACGACTCCGTACGTCTTATCGTCAATAACTATATCCATCTTTCTCAACCTAATAACTTATCTCACTGCTTGGTCTTAACTTCCACGGTTTCAGCGACGAAATCGTAGGTTTCTTCAAGTTCTTTGACGTCATCTCCTGGACGGTCAAAGGAGCGGGACATTAGGCGACAGTTAGTGAGAGTCAATCTCAAATACTCTGTGCCTGAGTTTTTACTAAGTGTGACTGTAATAGTCTTTGAGTTAGCATCATCGAATGGGTCTGCAGTAAACACATCTCTAAGGTTGTTGTTTTCTTTCACGATAGTAAACGAACCAGTGACATCTCTTTTTGTCGCGAAATTATTTGCAATAGTCGCAGTACCATTTAGTCCGTAGATTCGGTTGAGATTGTTTGCGATATCCACAGTGATTGTTCGAACGATTGCAGTTTCTCCAGCAATGGCTACAGTGACATCTTCAAATGTAAATGGTCGTACAGTATGTGGAACGAGATTTGATACGTTGTCTGCAGTTCGAGACACTTCGGTGGCTGCTCTAGTGACGTCCTTTACAAAGAAGTCAGTGTTTAAAGTGACTACCTCTCCTTCAGTACATTGCAATCCAACGCTGTTAATGGTGCAGCCAACAAACAATTCATACCATGGTGCTGCACCATCGTCAAATCCAGTTTCAATGCTGCATGAGCGAAGAACATCTGAGTTAGTGATAATTCCTGTTGTTCCATCTGGGATGGTTCCTAGGGCCAGTCCAAAGATTGACTCTGTTGCTGCGTCGTCAGTACAGATGTAGCTTTCAAGTGATAGCGCAACTTCCTTCTTTGTTCGATAAAAGATTCCAGGGTCTCTTCCTGCACCCAATCCTCGAACGGTCGTCTTAGCGTAGTCTTCAGTAATGTTCGGAAGGGACGTCACAATTCCGGGCCATTTAACTAGACCGGCCGCAGCGTCAGTTCCGAATGTGGCTTCAGCCTCGAGCCCCACGAGTTTGAGGTCATAGCCACCCTGTATTGCCATATTATGCCACTCCTTACTCAGATGTAGAGTGTTGAAGTATAAAAAGGTTCCCTTTGTGGTAAGTGTTGCGACATCAGGGGAGAACCTTAATATACTTGATTTGGTATGATTAAATATGCCCCTAAAAGTTATGCTAGCCGATAAATATAATGACAAGAAGCATTCTGTGATTGGATGGTACATGTCGCATAAAATTGACGGTATACGCGCGTACTGGGACTATAATAGAGGCATGCTTGTGACTCGTAATGATAAGCAGATATATGCCCCACAATGGTTCCTAGATGGAATGCCAGATTTTGACCTAGATGGAGAGTTAGTCTTTGCTCCGGATGGCAATGAGTGTGGCCAGTTTCAGAAAACTTGCTCAGTGGTTAAGCGCCATAATGCTGATGACAGATGGAACCATGTAAAATACTTCGTGTTTGAATCTCCATCATGGCCATTCACATTTGATGCAGTGTATGATGCACTAAAGTCACGTTTGTTTTGTGCACATATAACCGTACTGAAACAGGTTAAATGTGAATCTATTGCTCAAATGCGTAAAATGCATGACGAGTACACTGCTCGAGAAGGGGAAGGCCTAATGCTTCGTGACCCTCATTCAGAATACGTTCCTAAGCGCAGCAAGCAGCTTCTAAAAGTCAAGATATGGGATGATGCGGAAGCAGTAGTCATTGAACACCATCCTGGCGAAGGAAAGCATGAAGGCAGACTTGGTGGCTGCATCTGCACCTGGCATGACGGCAGAAATGACCGTACATTCCATGTTGGCGTAGGATTCACTGATGCGGAGCGGGATGACCCTCCTAAAATTGGCTCCACTATCACATTCTCGTATTTTGGTATGACTGATGGAGGAAGCCCCCGACATCCAAAGTATCTAAGAATACGAGAGGACATGTGAGATGATACTATGGAAGAACCTGAAAAACACGAAGAACTAACAATTGACACTTGCGCAGCATGCCAGACTATTTTTGCGTGTGAGGATACGAATAGCTTTATATATGGGGTAGGACTGCCTCTAAATATACAGGAGGAAGCCGAAGACCACAAGCATTACTTATGTGTTGATTGTATGAAGGAGCGAATTAGCGACTTACATGGAATCCACTTTGCAAGTGTCTACGAAATCAAACTGTTGGAAAAAATCATAATATATGAAGGAGATGAAAATGATGAAGAGAAACCGAATGACCACAACCATGAAGACTTTGTTCCGTGATGATATTGCGAAGCTATGCCTTAAGAATGGCATAACCACCAAAAAACTCGCAGAACGATTACCGAAGCGCTGGCACAACCACTATGCAAACCGCGAGGTTTTGATGAGTGCGATACTTTACCATGTCAGACAATCGGAAAGGATGACCTTGAGCGGAAATGGAAAGAAGCTAATTCACTTAGTCGAAATATACGACGGGCCAGATGAAATAATCTCGGAGTACAAAAAGCGCGAACTGATCGAAGCTGAAGTTCTTGAGCCAGTGGAAGAAAAGTCAATGCATATTGACCGAGACTTCTGTGTCGCAGAAATCGAATCACTTGCCAAACTAGAGCGCGAGGCCCTAGCTGAGATGGAAAGGCTCAAAGTCTTTGCTAGAACATGCATGGCCAAGAGGATGGCCATGAAGGAGTTCCTTGGAGCAACAGACAAACTCATTGACCTTGGAGCATTCCAAATTGATTAAGCACAGGGATGCCCTTCTGGGCAGCTGTTAGATTCTATTCTTCCTCGGAACTTCGGCCACGTGCCTTACGTTCTAAGGCTTTTTCTAGCTCGTACATCTCCACAAAGCTTGGCCCGTCTGCAGTTTTTCTATGGTCCCCGTAGTGTTCTATCCGATGGCAGTTTGCACAGATTAACTCGCATTTTGCGAGCTCAACATCGAGTCGCCGCCACGCCACGCTGCGGTTGCATAGCTGAGCAATAGTATCTATCTTGGTGGACGGGTCAATATGATGAAAATCTAATGCTCGATAATCTTCGTATCCGCACACTGAGCAGCATCCATCATATCTAATCTTAAACACTCTGTAGTACAAGTCTTTACGACGAGCAATGGTTTGAGCTTTGTATTTTTCCTTATTGTTAGCGTACCGGCGCTTGTTTCTCTCGCTGACCTTATCTTTGTTTTTCTCGTAGTAGGTGCGCTTATTTTCAGCGTATGGGTCGACTGGCTCGAGTGGAGGAAGCGGCCTTCGCCTATCAGGGTTGCTACGCTTCGTATTGATGTAGTGTATATTTCCCTTGCCTATCCTACTCATAATTTCACCGGATGAAAACCTCTCCTCTTAGCGCGACCACGTTTTCCAGTATACTTTTCTAACCACTTCGCTATAATCTGAGAGAATCTTGCTTCGTCGCTACTGTTTGCACCGAGGAATGGTCTAGCCGGAACTGGCGCGATAATGTTAGTTTCAGGAAGACGATTCCTAGGCTTTCCAAACTGATGGTGAATCCAATAAGGCTTGTTAGTTCCCACAATAACTTCTCTGCCAGCTCGCCGCTTTACTATCCTAAACAAAAGCCCGGACTTCATTCGCCCGCTGTTTACTAATGGTGGGCTCCCTCTTGGCTTTCCTAGTTTAAATGTCGTTTCAGATATTGGGTCCCAAGCCTTTCCACTTGGAGAGGACTTCTTATTAAATGATCGACGTGCCATTTTAATAGACAGCGCACCAATCTCCTTTAGTGGAGTTTCGATCTGGTATTCCATAATCTCGGGTCGTAAGTTGTGCAACAGGTTTCTAGCTTCTTTCCAATTTATCAGCTTTACTTCCATTCCCATTGCAATCACGCCGAGTAATACGTTATCTCCAGTTCACACATGACTCCATCTATGACTTGCGTTTCATCTTCAACGTCAAGCTCATATCGCTTCCTAGTCAGGTAGGCGCTTACACTAGTACCAGAGGTCATATCAAGTGTGTGATTAGTTTCAAGCAAATCTTCTAATGCATCTGCGATTTCGTAGCTATGGCGATTTCCGTTTAAATCCCAATCTAGGAATACAAATGAGACTTCAAGTTTTAGCTCGTGCCTATTCTGTTGAGACCCAATACGATTTACGATATCTTCATCTGCAATGACTGTACATATCGGAAAGTCCGTAGCACTCGTATCCTTCCCAGATGTGACATATCTTCTAATAGAGTTGAACCTCGGATTTGCCTGCATTAGGCCAATCAACGTGTCAATAATAGATTGTGTTCGACTCATCCTTGTAAGTCTCCATTACCGTAGTTTTGATTCTCGTCTCTATCTCGTCCATCAGCGAACTCTCTCCATGTCTCATTCAAATCCGGACGGGTAGTGAATACCTTCTTGTTTCCACTAGTTGAGACCTGTATTCCAAGCCCACCATTAGCGGATAAGCCAGGGATAGTGATTTTGCCTGATTGTAGATTACCAATAAGCTCTAACCCTTCGGCCCTGAGTGCATCCGCGAGGGCTGCTCCGTCTTGCCGGTTTATTTTGACATTGAGGTTAGTGATAATTCTAGAGGCAGATAGTTGTGCTGAAATTAAAGCTATGATAGATGGATACGCCGCAGTAAAAGGAACCGAATACACATCGTTAAGATATGAATCTATTAGCGCATCTGTCTCGTCAATAAATGACTGAACTGAAGCATCAGTCAGATACAAGTCAGCGTTAACTTCGATTTGATTAGCAGTTGTTTTTGCACCATCTGTAAACGTGATCGTTCTAGGAGCAGTGGTAGTAAAGTTTGTCGTGACAACTCCATCGACCTTTAGTGAATTAACAGCATAGAAGTC